CGAAGAAATGAAGGACATGAATTCGTCCTTCCGCGGCTCTCGTCGTGTCTCTGTACCGCGGGCTGCTATCACCACCGCAACTGGCGGCGACCTAGTAGAGACTCAGCGCTTGCCGGGGATCATTGCTCCGCCGCAACGCCGACTGACCGTCCGCGACCTGGTCGCGCCGGGCACCACCGAATCGAACTCTATTGAGTACGTCCGTGAAACCGGCTTCACCAACAACGCCCGTACCGTGGCGGAGACCACGGCCAAGCCATACTCCGACCTGACCTTTGGCTTGGCCACTGCGAATGTGCGGACCATCGCCCATTTGTTCAAAGCCAGCCGGCAGATGCTGGACGATGCCAAAGCCCTGCAGAGCTATATCGACGGTCGGGCACGGTACGGCCTCAACATGGCGGAAGAAGCTCAGTTGCTTTACGGCAACGGCACTGGCGTGAACCTGCAGGGCCTCATGACCGTTGCGCAACTGTACGCCGCCCCGGCTGGCGTAGCTGTGGTGGGCGAGCAGCGCATTGATCGCCTGCGCCTGGCGCTGCTGCAGGCCGAACTGGCCGAGTTCCCATCCGACGGCATCGTGCTCAACCCGATCGACTGGGCGGCCATTGAGCTGACCAAGGACGGGGAAGGCCGCTACATCATCGGCCAGCCTCAGGAAGGCACCAACCCGAAACTCTGGAATCGCCCTGTGGTTTCTACCCAGGCCATGACCCAAGACGACTTCCTCGTCGGCGCGTTCAAGCTCGGCGCGCAGATCTTCGACCGGATGGAAATCGAAGTGCTGATCTCGACCGAGAACAGCGACGACTTCGAGAAGAACATGGCGACGATCCGTGCTGAAGAGCGTCTGGCCTTCGCCATTTACCGCGAAGAGGCCTTTGTGACCGGCCAGCTGACCGGCACGCCTTAACTCTTCGTAATGTGGCGTCAGCAATGGCGCCCTATTGGAGTACTCCGATGGCACGTAAACAGGAAGCACCCGCTACCCCGGTTGAGGCGAAAGTCCCTGCCGAGGCCACTGAATTCAGCACCGGCCGGACTGAAGGCTCCGGCTCTTCTCCATCACCTAACGCTGCACTCGCGCCAGAACAAGGTGAGGCGGGGGCTCCTGCAGCTGCTTTAGGTTCAGCGGAAGGCTCAGGCCAAGTGACACGAGAAGGACAAGCAACCGCGGGCTCTGGAGTGGATGTAATTGAGCTCGACCAGGGTGCCGGTGCTGATGTCTCCGTTAGTGGCGCCGCGGCATCCGAAGGCGCGAGCCAAGTAGCTTCAGACTTAACTGATAGCGGCCTCGATACTGATCCGTTGGCCGAAGGCGATCAGGTCGCGGCAAACCTCAATCCAGCGACTCTTCAGATTTATCCGCTGCGGTCGTACATGGATGAAGGCGAGCTTCGCCGTCGCGGCGGTCCAGCGTACACGGTAGCCCGCCGCCATGCTGAGGATCTGGTGCAGCGGAAATTGGCATCACTTGAGCCGCTGAAGGAGTAGATGATGTCGGTTATCAGCATGTCCATCGCTCGGCATCATCTCCGGGACCCCGACGATGCTGACGAATACCTGGAGCTCCTGATCGAGGCGGCGGAAGGGCAGGCGATGGACTATCTGAACCGCCGCTTTTATGCCGATCAGCAGGCGCTGGATGAGGCAATCGCTTCCGGCGAGGCTGGCGACTCTCCCATGGTCAGCAACAAGCAGATCAACGCTGCCTGTTTGCTGATCCTCGGCCACCTGTACGCGAACCGTGAGGACGTTGTGATCGGGACCATTGCCACCGAGTTGCCGAGAGGCTCGGTGGCGCTCTTGACCCCTCACCGTATTGGGTGGGGCGTATGAGAGCCGGTCCGCTACGTCACCGTTTTCAGGTGATCCATCGACACGAGGAGCGTAATAAGTCCGGCGGCGCCACGGTGACCTGGCTGCCTGCTGCTAGGCCAGACATGTGGGGGGAAGTCCGAACGCCCAGTGGCCGCGTGAATGCAGTTGCAGAAAAATTGAATGCAGTCGTGACAGCCGAGATCATTGGCAGGCCGCGTGTCGACATCGTTGCTGGATCGCGATTGTCTCGCCGTGGGATTACCTACCAAGTCGAAGCTGTGTTGCCGGACAACGAGAATACACTGATGAGGCTTCTGTGCTCATCAGTGCCTAACCCATGAGGTCAATCATGAAAATTCAAGCATTGGGCCCGCTGACCGGTGCGTCTGGCGAGCGCGAGAAGGGCGAAATCTTCCACGTGAACAAGGAATATGGCGAGGGTCTGATCGCCCGTGGCTACGCGGTGGAAATCAAAGATCAGCCGGCCGCAATCGAAAAGCCCGCGAAGGCCGCCCAGGCCAAGGAGTAGCTTATGGCCCGCCGCTCGAAGATGCGCGGTGATATCCGCCTTCGGCGAACGCTGCGCAACATCCACAAGACCATGGACAACGAGCTGACGCCGGCCATGCGTAACGCGGCTGAGCGCGTACTGGCCACGCAGCAGCAGTTGATGCCGAAGGACACAGGAGCCGCCGCCGCCGCGCTGAAAATCTATGTCGCTCCTAGCGGCTTGGATGCGCAGATCGGCATTCGCGGTAAACGCGATCACCGACGCTTCTTCTACTTGCGCTTCATCGAGTACGGGACCAAGGGCTATTCGGGCAAGATCTACCAGAGGGGCGACCGCAATGCTGTAGGCGGTGTGCATACCAAGAACCGCGACACGATGCAGCTCAAGGGGCGCCGCAACGCCATCCGGCAGCGCGCAGTCAAGAACAAGTCCGACGGTCAGCACTTCTTCGGCAAGTTTCCGGACATCCCGGCACGGCCAGCGCACCCATGGCTGCGCCCCTCGATGGACGTGAACCGCGAGTACGTGATGGCCGACATCGAAGCGGCAGTGCGCCGCACGCTCCGCAAGGCAAGCCAGGGGGTAGGCAATGGCTGACCCATCACTGGCCCTGCAGGAGGCTATCTTTGCCAGGCTTCAGGCCGAGGTCAGTTGCCCGATCTACGACGGTGCGCCATTGAATGCGGATATGCCGTACGTGTCCATCGACCGGGAGGTATCGGTCAACAGCAGCCCGATCTCGGGCCGTAAGCGCGAAACGCGCCTGCTGTACCTATCGGTCTGGTCCGATGCCGTGGGCCAGGCTGAGGTCAAACGCATCAACGGCGAGATTATCGCCGCCCTGGACGAGCGCCGGCTACCGCTAGAGGTGGGCCGCGCGGTTTCCGTCAGGGTCGAGCAGTCCGACGCCCAGCGCGACGCCGATGGCATCACTTACCAGGGCTCGATCACCGTCCGCGTGATCACCACCCACTGAGTCACCCACCGGCCGCGCCGCGGCTTTTATCCAATGTGCCTTTGGAGGAATACCCATGGCCGAAGACAATTTGAACACAGCCGCCGGCTGCCGCTTCTCCATTGGCGGTAAGACCGGCGCCGATACCCAAACCGAGTACGAAGCCGACACCTACGTCGAAGTTGGCGAGATCGAAGACCTGGGCGAATTCGGCGACACCTTCAGCAGCGTTACCTTCACCTCGCTCAAGGATGGCCGGGTGCGCAAGTACAAGGGCACCGCTGACGCGGGCGACTTGACTGTCACTGTCGGCCTCGACAATGGCGATGCTGGTCAGAATGCCGTCAAGACCGCCCACAAGGACCGCAGCAAAGGCGACTACAACATCAAGATCACCCTCAACGACGGTGACCCGGATGCCACCCCGGTGGTCAAGCCAACCACGTTCTATTTCCGCGGGAAGGTGATGAACAACACCGTCGCACCTGGTGCTGCCGACAACGTCGTGCGCCGCAACGTCACCATCGGCATCAACTCGGACATCCTCGAGCTGCTGCCTGCTCCGGTCACCCCGTAACCCAGCCGGGGCTTCGGCCCCGGCCTCACAGGATTGAACGATGAACAACACTCTGCACGGCACTGTGACCGTCAAACTGGGCGACGAGCAATTCACCCTGAAGCCTACCCTGAAGGCTGTTCGTGCCATCGAGAGCCGGTTTGGCGGTCTGCGCGGCGCATCAGGAGCCCTGCATGCAGTCGGCGTGGATGCGGTGGCCTTCATCATCGCCGCCGGCGCTGGTCTGGAAGGGAAGGTTGCCGAAGCCCTTCCCGAGAAGGTCTGGCAGGAGGGCGTGGCCGGGCTGACCCCGGTTGTCACCAAGTACCTGGGCGACCTCTACAATCCGCGAGGCGGCGACCAGGGAAACGATCAAGCCGGGACGGCGTAAGCGCTGTCGAGGACGGCAGCTACGTCGACCGGCTGTATGGTATCGCCACCGGCTGGCTGGGCTGGGCGCCTGATGTAGCATGGTCTACGCCGCTCCCTGAGCTGTTCATGGCCATGGATGCCAGGATCGAATGGGCGCAGATGACCAACC